TCGTTCACGCCCCCGACACTGAAGACTAAAGAGTCTCGTCCGCACGCGGCAGCGCGTGGCTATTGCTCAAAAAATCACAGGTCATGGCGGCACGCAGTGCTGATGGCTGACGCCTTCGCTTGTCGTTCGTGCGGGACCATCAGCGAATCCAATCATGCAGATCACATCGTTCCAGTGTCCGCAAGGCCCGACTTGAGGTACGACACGTCAAACGGACAGACGCTGTGCCCCTCGTGCCACATGCAGAAAACTATGCGCGAGGCTCGAGGCTCTTCGCGATAGTGCGTTACAATGACGCCACCACATGGAGGTGGCTATGGCATGCAGGAAGTGCGGATCGTCGTGGAAAACCATTTATGGCGCTGACAGGGCATCCTGCCCAGAGTGCTGCAAGCTAGCTAGGCACCACGAGCGAGCAGCCGGTCGGTACGTAGATCCGACGCAGCAAAAGACGTGTGCAGCTTGCGGCGATTTGTTCACTGCAGTGGGCTTGGCTGACATCAAAAAAAAGAAATGCTGCTCGTCGGCGTGCCAGGCGTTGCATCGCAGGGCCGGCCAGCTGGCAAGTGTCGCCAGAAGGAAGGGAGTTCCCAGCAAGCCTCGTGAAAAATTACCGAGGCCCAAGTGCTCAATGTGCAGCGTGGAGATTGAACGACCGTCGAGAGGCCGTCGAAAGGCAAAGTATTGTTCGCCAAAGTGCTTTCACGCGGCCAGAAATTCTGGCATTCAAGCGTGGGATAGGTCGTCTATTCACCGCGCGGCGAGAAGCAGGCCAAGCAACATAAAGCAGTCGCCGGATTTTTATCAGGCTCGGGCAGGTGCTCTTGCTCAAGCATCTTACTTGCGAAGATTAGGAGCATTCTGGCGTCGAGTGTTGAAGAAGCCGGCTCGCCATCCAGTGCATCTGGCATCTGAGTCTTTCGCTAGGTTTCTGAAACGCCTTCCTAAGATTCTCATTTGCAGGCGATGCGGAGAGCAGTGCGTAAAGCCTGCTAGATGGAAGTTGCCTCACTGCTCTTGGGCGTGCGCAAAAAAAGACTACACGCATGCGACATGCAATCACTGCAAAAGGGCAATGAAAATCTACTTTATCGGTGGCAATGTTGAAAAAAGGAAATCCAATCCGACGTGCAACAAGTGTGTTCTAAACAGACACAAGAAGGACTGCGGCGACTTCAGAAAACGCTGCGCCAAGTTTGGCGTGCCGTATGACCCTAAAGTCACTAGGCCAGCGGTCTTTGAAAGAGATGGCTTCAAATGCCACATCTGCAACAAGCCGACGCTCTTGAAGTACGTTGTAAAGAACGGTCGAGCCCACCCGAGATCTCCAACAGTTGACCACCACCCTTATCCTCTGAGTGCAGGCATTCTCGGGCATCAGTGGAACAACGTGAGGTGCGCGTGCTTGCGGTGTAACGTGCGCAAGGGCGCTAGTTGGTCTGGGCAGCTGCCGCTGCGGTTGGGCTGCGGCAAGGTGACTGGGTAGGCCATTTTTTAGCAAAACTCTTTTTCAACGAGCGAAACCCGCCGTTCCGGCCAACATACGCATGGCTGAAATTGGCGGCCCCTAGCAGGAGGCTTTTTACGTGCCAAAAGGCCGCAAGCCGACTCCCAAGGCAATTCTGCAACTGCGAGGCTCGCGGGTCCGCGGCCCGCACGGAAAAGGAATCAATGCCCCGTCGGGAATCCCAGATCCGCCGTCATACCTATGCGAAATCGGCAGAGCAGAGTGGCAGCGAATCGTCCCGATGCTAGAGGCTTCTCGGGTGATGAGTCTTCGCCACCAGCACACGCTTGCCTGCTACTGCGACGCATTGGCGGACATGGTCAAGGCAGACCAGGAGTTGAAACAGCACGGTGCGACATTCATGGACGACAAGGGTCGCGTGATGAATCACCCGGCATGGTATCGAAAGAAGGACGCCAGGCTCCACATGCTCCGGTTCGCAGAGCAATTCGGGCTTACGGCCTCCGCGCTGGCAAGGGTGTCGTCCGTTGAGCAAGCAAGCGAGCAGGACGAAGAAGACCGCCGCATGTTCGGATAGGCAGCCGTGCGGGAAGTGCTCGTCCTGCATGGCCGTGCGGTTCTTTGAAAAGCACCTCACGCACGCCAAGGGCGAGCTGGGCGGCAAGCCGTTCCTGCTCGAGCCGTGGCAGCGTGGCTACCTACGCGCTCTCTTCGCCGAGGAGGACGGTCGCCGCAAGGTGCGAACCAGCCTCCTGGCCCTGCCCCGTAAAAACGGCAAGTCGACGCTCGCCGCCGGCATTGCACTTCGGTGCCTTCTGGAAGACGAGCCGGGCGCGGAAGTCTATTCGTGTGCGGCATCAAGAGACCAGGCACGTCTGGTCTTTGATACCGCGAGGATCGCCGTCGAGCAATCACCAGCGCTGCGGCAGCACCTCAAGGTCTACCGCAATGCCATTGTGCGTGAGTCGACGCACGCAACGTACAAAGCACTTTCTGCCGAGGCTGGAATCCAGCACGGCCTGTCGGCTCATGCTGTGATTTTCGACGAGTTGCACGTGAGCAATCGCGAGATGTGGGAGGTGATGTTGTCCAGCCAAGGGGCGAGACGCAACCCGCTGACTGTGGCATTGACGACTGCTGGTTATGACCGAAAGAGCGTCTGCTGGGAGGTGTGGAAATATGCCGAGGCCGTCAGGGACGGTGCGATCAAGGACGCAGCCTTCCTTCCGATGATCTACGCGGCAGACCCTTCCGACGATTGGAAGGACGAACGCACTTGGGCCAAGGCAAATCCTAATCTCGGCGTGTCGGTCAAGCTGGAGTTCCTGCGGAGCGAGTGTGCCAGGGCAGTTGAAATGCCCACATACGAAAACACCTTTCGGCAACTTTACTTGAATCAGTGGACCGAGCAGGACACGCGATGGCTGCGGATGGATCACTGGGCGCAGGGGAACTGCGAATGCCCAGTTGAACTGGAGGGGCGCGAGTGCTGGGCCGGGCTCGACCTTGCGACCACGTTTGACACGACGGCGTTCGTCATGCTGTTTCCGCTTGAAGACGGTCGCTTTTGGGTGGAGCCGCACTTCTGGATACCGTCCGAAAACATGCACCAGCGTGTTCGGAGAGACAAGGTTCCGTATGACCTATGGGCACGGCAGGGATATCTGACTGTCACGGATGGAAACGTCACAGACTTCGATAGGGTCCGGTCGGATATCAACGAACTCGCCAAGAAATACAACATTCGGCAGGTCGCTATTGACCGCTGGAATGCGACCCAGCTGGCCAATCAACTGCAAGGCGACGGCATTTCAGTTGTAGGATTCGGCCAGGGCTATAGCTCAATGAGCGGGCCGTCGAAGCAGGTTGAGGCCGCGTGCGTCGGAGGAAGACTCCTTCATGGAGGCAATCCTCCTCTGGCGTGGCAGGCTGGGAATGTCGCTATCCAGCAGGACACGTCGGCAGGGAACATAAAGCCCAGCAAGGCACGCAGCACGGAGCGCATTGACGGAGTCGTGAGCCTTGTGATGGCTATGGGCGTGTATGCCGCCCAAGAGATAAAGGCGGCCCCGGAATCCCCGGAAATCTTCTTCATATGATCGCTCACGAACACCGGATTCTCTGGCTCCCCGGCGAAGAGCGCTCGTGGGATGACGATGGCGGCGGTCGTTCGCCGGCCGGCGTGCGAATCACGCCAGAGAATGCGACCTCGGTCGCGGCGGTGTTTTCGTGCCTGCGGATTTTGGCCGAGACGGTGGCGGGCCTGCCGCTCCACCTGCTCGAGCGGACGCCTGGCGGCGGCAAGCGACTCGCCCGCGAGCTGCCGCTGTACCGAAAGCTGCACTCGCAGCCAAACGCATGGCAAACGAGCTTCGAGTGGCGCGAGCAGATGGTGATGCACGTCGGCCTGTGGGGCGACGCCGAGAGCGAGCTTGTGCCAGGGCAGTCAGGTGCGATCGACCAGATCGTGCCGCTGCATCCGAGCCGGATGAAGACTGAGACGCTGGAGAACGGCCGGCTGCGGTACACGTACCGCGAGGCGAAGGGCAAGCAGACGATCTACACAGACGAGCAGATTCTGCACGTCCGCGGCCCAAGCGACGACGGCGTGCACGGCATCTCGGTGGTGGAGGAGTGTCGCGACGCGATTGCCCTGGCTCGTGCGTGCGAAATCCACGGGGCGAGGTTCTTTGGTGCCGGTGCCCGGCCGGGATTCATCCTGTCGACCGACAACCAACTCAACGCCGACGCTCGCCGCGAGCTTGCCGAGAACTGGAACCGCAAGCACCGCGGCTCGTACAACGCTCACGAGACGGCCGTCCTCACGGGCGGGCTGAAGCCCTACGAGGTGCCATACGCGAGCAACACCGACTCGCAGTATCTGGAGCTGCGGGAGTACCAGCTGCGCGAGATCGCCAGGCTGTTCCGCATCCCTGGCTATCTGCTGGGGATTGAGCCGGGTACGCCGCAGGCCGAGATTCAATTTGTCACGCACACGATCATGCCGTGGCTGCGGCGTCTCGAGTCGGCATTCATGCGTGACCTCATCGTCGACGACGAGCGGTATCTGGTCGAGTTCGACGTGCGGGGGCTCCTGCGTGGCGATGCCGCCA